AAATATGGATTTCGGGAATTCCGGGGATAAAAAACGATACGATTGCCTTGATGTCAAGGCATAAAAATATTCGATCCTAAAAAACGGTTCCCTTGATGATGTAGAGGACTCACTACATGATGTAGAGGACAAACCCCGACTGAAAAAAAGGCACTGTACTTGATGGATGTAGGTATTTATTTTTTTCATGTTTTTTAAATCTATTTTTCAATTTTTAAAATTACACACAAGGTTTTTGTGTTGAATTTTGAAAATAGGATTTTGAATTTGAAAAAGTGGTGAAAAATGACATGAGAGCATAAAGGTAAGAACCCAGATTTTTTTATTTATAACTTGTGATTGTAAAAATAAATAAATATGTGAAAACAATTTAGGCATTTTTTTGTGTAGCATATATATGCTACACAATGCTACATTTTTGGCATTAAAAAATGCCAACATTTTTTATTGTGAGTCTTGCTCCTTCGCATGTAGTAAGAAAAGTAACTATGACAAACATATTCTCACTACAAAGCACAAAAATGCTACATTTATGCTACATAATGCTACGTCAAATGACGATTATGGTGCGAATTCATCGTCAGGCATTAAAAAATGCCAAAAAAATGCCTTATGTGATAGCGTCTGTAATTGTGGCAAGAGATTTCAACACCGAAGTTCGTTATGGCGTCATAAAAAGGTCTGTTTCATTGATGTAGGCGAGGAATCCCTTACTACTTATGAAAATCCGAATGTATGTAGTGAGGATAGTTATAGTAATCATAACAAGTCTGATTTTAAAGAGCTGGTACTCTTGCTTTTAAAAGAAAACAAGGAGATACAAAAATCATTCATTGATCTCATACCACACATTAAAGGGAACAATAATACTAATAGCAATAACTGTATTAGCACTACTACTAATAATCATAATAATAATCAGTTTAATATAAACATGTTCCTTAATGACCACTGTAAAAACGCGATGAATTTAACAGATTTCATCAATTCATTGCCTATTACAAACGAAACATATGATAATACAATTGAAAATGGATTAACTAAAACAATTACTAATTTAGTTGTTAACGGATTAAATAGTATGGATGTTCATGATCGCCCGATTCATTGTACTGATCCGTCTAGGAAAACAATGTATGTAAAAGACAATGATATTTGGGAAAAGGATAATGAACTCATTCTTTTGCTCAAAGGGATTAAAAAATTGTCATTAAAACAACGCACGCTTATTAACAAGTGGCAAGAAGCAAATCATGGATGGAGTACAGATGAAAACCTTCAGTCTAGAATGACACGATTGATATTTAACTCGATGACGAGTATTGAAGAGGACGAAAAAGAAACTAATAAAATTATTAGGGCTATCAGTAAAAACACTTACTTGACCAATGATATTAAGGATAACTACAAGTAACATTATATTTTGTTGTATACATGGTAACAGTTTTCATGTAATACATATCATATAATGAATTAAATATAATTTAGTGTCATATTATATCTAATGGATACAAAGGCTGAATTGGTTAATCGCATAAAAGAGTGGATTCAGATTGACAATGAGATAACTAAACTTCAAAAACAAATAAAGGATCATAGAGAAGGAAAAAAACAACTCACTGCTTCGCTTGTTGATGTTATGAAAAATAATGAGATTGATTGTTTTGATATTAATGACGGAAAACTTATTTATTCAAAATCGAAAAGTAAAAAACCAATCAGTAAAAAAACACTCTTGGAAGCTATCCAATTGTATTTTAAAGATAATGATAAAATGGCACAAGATCTCAGTGAACATATTTTAAATTCTAGAGCGGAGACTATCACAGAATCTATCCGGCGTAAAAAGGATAAATAAAATACCAAACTATAATTCATATATCATATACTATATGACTTGTAATAATAGTGATGTAGAATATTCCAATATAACTACAACAGTCAATCATCCCTATATACACCAGCTCCCTGATATTTTAGCCACTACAATACAATCGTTTCACCAATATTCTAATATTAAATGTGTAATATATCGTCTTAATCAGTTTAACGGATATAATTTTGTTGAATTTTATATGCCTAACCTCAAACTATTAACCGTCCCTATATTTAATGAAAATATAACTAATGATGTCGGAAATCACACTCGACACGACAATGTGGTAGATATCTTACAAAACAAACTTACTACTATAAACGGTACGAAAAGGTACAAGGGATATATAATACATAATAACGAGGCATATGCTGTCATTCAATTGAGAAACAATCGTGATATAGATGATTGGGTTGTTATTTGGGATATTCTAGCAAATAAACATCTACATGGTAGTAATATAGATGAAACGCTAGTTAATTTTTTTACTACGCATTGTAAGTTAAGTCAATTGTATATTAACGACAAGTTATGTATATCACCAATCGTCTTATATTATCATGTTCCAGATAATATTATTGAATATATTAGCAAATACAAGACATGTCAATATACCCAGAGAGATAATGGTCCACTAATTAAATTACATCAATATCATGACGGCGATAATGTGCGTAATTTATGTTTTATTACAGATGTAGATACAAGCACTGTCTATTCAGATCTAGAATTAAATGAATATATTAAAGTAAAAGAACACGATACTACGATCTATGTATTTAAGCACGACCTTAATATATTGCCAATTGTGAAATAAAACCTTTTATTTTCAATCAGTCTATTGAAAATAAAATATACATATAATTTAAACATTATCATAAAATGGATATGATGAATATAGCTCTTATTTTGTTAGCCATAATAGGCATTAACTTTATTGTTTCGGCAGTTATGAACTTTCTAGGCGTTGGTATACAAACATATGGAAGTTATTTGTTTTGGCTAATTGCCGTAATATTATTTTGGGGGATTTTGCCGGCACAGCCGAACTATTTCACCTAGACAAAGTTTAGAGGATCTTGGTCCGCTATTTTTTTCGCATTAAAATCGCTTGTTATTGTTTTGATAATCTTGGCTAATATTTCAGGATTCATTTTGTCATTTAAATTATCGAACAATTCACTTTCAAGAGGCTTTCTATTATGTTTTTCTTCAAATTTCGATGACCATAATAATACCTCTTGTTTATAGGTATCTATTATTTTATTTTTCTGACGTGCTATTTCAACTAGTGACGGGACCGTGTTTGTATTTTCTATTTCCTTTGTTACAAATACAATTTCTGATGTGCTTACTAATTCGTCGCATATCTCGGGACGCTTAATATCAGGTCGAACCACCTCCACATTATTCGACTTATTAATATTCTTACTTGATGGAAATGTATGATTAAATTGGTTTATTATTTTATCCCCGATGGATGGACTGGTTTCCATTAATCTATCAAATTCCTCTTTACACATTTTTAACATGTGTCCGACATGCATTCGTTCTTCTCTCGATTTGGCTAATTCAACCTTGATATTACGATAGAATTTGTCCCATGAAATTGAGCTAGCACGATGTGCTTCGTTTAACTCGCTTATTTTTAGAAATTGAGCAATTGTCGTTAGGATACCCGCGAATATATTTACTGCTCCAATACTCATCTGTGCGTAGGTCTTCATATTCTCTGGAAATTTATCTTGCGCAAAATTTGCAGTACCAGTTAGCGTACTCATTATAATAACGGGTATGGTAAACCATGTATTTGTTTTTGAATACGATTGATGTGACCTGGCGTGTAACCATCTATAACACATTGCCTTGTCAGCCCACTCTACTAGTATTTTTTCGTGTTCGGTTTTCCATTCTTGTTCCTTGAACGAGAAACTATCTCTATTTGTAGTCTGAATCTCCAATATATTTGTATCTTCTTTCTCTTCCATTATAAAATGTCAATATATTTTTTTATATACCCATTTATTATCTAAATAAATACTAATGGAAGACAAACTATTGAAAGTAAAGCATGTTTTTGATAAAGTTAAAGATATGCGTTCAGATATTAATTTATTGTTTAATAATTTAGATGGCCGTATTTGTAAATTGGCAGAAATATACGATGAATTCATAGTAAACACTCATACGATTCGAACACCCGATATTAGATCCTTTATTTTTAGTTTGGATTCGTTCTATTTCCAAAATAGTTTGTTGCGTCGGGAATACAAGTATTTGAAAGATTATTATAATATTATAATCAATCGTATGTATGGAGAGTACTACAAGTTATTCAAGATAATGACTGAATATGTAGACCGTAGTTTGATTGATAATAAATTAAGTGATGTACTGAAAAATAAGAAATATCCACGTTATGATGATTTGGATGATGAAAAGGTATATGATTTTAAGCTAATTACTCAAATAAACGAGGATATTATGGGGGTTATTACTTATTTGATCAATATACTAAAGGACAAGGAATCGTCTCTGAAATTATATACTATGAATCAAAATTATGGATTAAATGTTAACAACTTTGTATCCACCTTTAATTATGAGGTAGTCGTACTTCAAGAACAAATTCTATTATTCGAGAAATATCTAGATTTTTTTTACCATGTTCATGAGAAATTGCTACATCGACTTATTACTAAAGTAAGTGTTCTAGAAGCACAATTAAATGCTGATATTAAGTTTGAAGGTGGATTAATCAGCAAAAAAAAGGACAATCAAGTCTTGTTTGATGAAATGGGTATTAATAGATTAAATGAAAAAACTGCCAATGAGTTGCGCAAGTCTATTATTGGCAGCAGTTACAACTTTAATTATGAAGAAGAAGATGATTCAACTGAAAATTCAAATAATATCATTGCTGCGAATCCAATCACTTCTTATATCGTGGATGATATCCCACCCATTGTACCGTCTAAACGCGATAGTTACAACTCGGAATATTCAAATGATACTCTAAACGATTCTCTGAATTCAACACCAAATAACACTGAAATGTCGATGGCTAATATATTATTCGGTAGTGTTAGTATGTTAGATGTACATGGAAACACAAGCCAATCTGAAGAAGATGATCGATCAGATGAAGAATACGCCCCAGCCGAAGAGGCAGACGCCTATATAGACGAAGAAGAAGACGCCTCGGCAGAACAAGAAGAAGAACATGTCCAAGCAGAAGAAGAACATGTCCAAGCAGAAGAAGAACAAGTCCAAGCAGAAGAAGAACATATCCAAGCAGAAGAAGAACAAGTCCCAGCAAAGGAAGAAGATGCCTAATATGATAGTGTGTAATTATATTGAATTACAAAGTGTTTAATAAAAAATTGAAATAATATAATATGTACAGATAATACACATTATAATATATAGAATGGAAAGACGTTTGAATAAGAAGATTAACGATTATGTACATAAGTTTAAAACTGATATTGTTAATAGAGTAACTAACCTGTCTAGTCAGGATACTAATTCAAATCAACAGATATTGGATGTAACTAGTTTTATATACGAATATCAAATGTTTGAGTTTAATAAAGACGATTTTATGAAAAGGAAACGCGTAAAAAATACGGTTCCGGTTTGCGAACGATGTTGCGCTAAGCGTGCTAGTAATGAACAATGTACCCGACGCCGAAAGGATGGGATTCAATATTGTGGAACGCACAGTAAGGGCACACCACATGGGATAGTGAGTGATATCGAAGTAATTTCGACTACTGTAAAGCTAGAAGTATGTGCTATTGATATTAAAGGCATTATTTATTATTTGGATACGGTTGGTAATGTATATGATCCAGACGACATCATATGTAATAATATAAATCCGCGCGTTATAGCAAAATATGAAAAACATGGGGAAGATTATTCGATTCCCGAATTATTCTCTACTTAACGGACATCTGATCACTATCCCAAATAAATAATGATATGTTACAAAATACTTAAAACAAAAATGCTTATTTATTATATTTGGATGAACAATCAACAAGTTGAATATATTAAATCTTTTTTATATAAATGTAAGATAGTAATAAATGAGTTTGACGATTTAAATGGAATGTTAATTCCTAGGGAAATATTTTTAGATACATCCATATATTCGTCTGTAAAGGAGGACATTGCTGTATTAAAACAAATATTCGCGTCCTCGTCGTTGACCGCACTACAGTCTACCGCAGAGGATACTCAAAAATGGCCTCTATTAAACTTGGTTAGACAGATATTAAGGTCGTGTAATTATAAAATGACTCCTAAACGGGTAAGTGGTGGATATAAGAAGGATGGTACTAAAATATATAAGAGAATGTTTATTATAGATAAACTGTCTCAGACCGAGTTATCAACCTTATCTCCGTCGATTATGAAATCTTGATTTTGAGTAGAATCAACAGACTCTTTAACGGAAAAAATATGGTCTTCTTCTTCATTTTCATCTTCATGTATTTCTGGAGCAGAAGGTTCTACTATTTCGTCGAGGTTTATAACTTTATCTGGATCAACATCGTTATATTGAACCTTATTTTTTAAATAGGCGCTGTAAAATATGTTTTTCTTGCTGTTCACTGTACTAAATACATCTGCCACTTTACTTCCCATGAAAAGTAAATTTGTGAGCAACACTGTCAATGTTTTATCATCTAAATAATTGTTATATATAGATATTATGCTCAAAACTGCGTTAATAATAAATGCTACAGTCGAGGCATATCCACATTTTTGATAGTATGAATCGTACTGTAATAGCGACACTCTTTTATCATGTGGTAATTTTTCTAAACATTTACCAACAGAATCGTTATCAACTGGAGTGAAGCGGTTTACTTCTAAATAACTTATTAATTTGTTTTCTCTCTTTACCTCTATGAAATATAATATTAAGAATGACGCCATAGTTATAAAATTAAAAGTCAATGCTGTTGTGGATATGGTATCATTTCTATACAAGTTTTCGCTCATGGAACATATTTGTCCGTTACACTTTTGAGGGACAATTGGAATTAACATTGCCCCCATTAATACTCTGTATAACTCTAACAATAATGTAATACCTACATTCATTTTTTGTGTAAAATCTTGATCTGTTTGTTTATCTTTAATAATATCAATTAAAGATTTGCGCTTGTTAAAGATAACCTCGGTAGGTACGCTACTTAATAAACCTTCTTCAGTATTGTGGTCTGACGACATTATATAATAATTATAGATTTAAATTTTATGCGATTCTGTTCGTAAAAACTGATACTACCGACAACAAAAAATTGAAGTTAACCAACAACAAAAAATTGAAGTTAACCAATGGTTACTTATTAGTAATAAAGTAATTAAAATTGTCGATCAGACACGCAAAATGGAAACTATCGAGGATAACAAAGTACAGTCTGTTGACAAAAAGAGAAAGGGTGTAATAAAGTTGCCATGGAATGGCAAGATAGAACTGGATCGTTGTAAGAGTTTAGTGTGGGGTGGAGGATTACACCTGCAGTGTGAAGGAGAAGGCGAAAGATATTGTGTGAGTTGTGATAAGCGAATAAATAGTGATGGATTAAATAAGATGGGAGACGTGTACGAAAGAGCGCAAAAGGCAATAGGAGATTACAAGGATGGATATGGAAGGAGAAGTGTGTCATATGCTAAGTATATGTTGAAGAATGGAATAAGTAGAGAAGAGGTGGATGAAGCTGCGCGAGAACAGGGAGTAGTGTTATGTCTAGAGCATTTTGAGGAGAAGACGGAGAGGAGAGGTCGTCCTCGAAAGGAGGAGAAGGAGGTAGTAGAGTTAGAGGAGAGCGAGAAGAAGAGGCGTGGTCGTCCGCGAAAGGAGAAGGAGGTGAGTTCGAACGTGCGTGGAGAA